GATATAGACTTTGGTTTGAGTAAAAATGAGATAACCAATGATATTGGTCTTAAAACCGATATTAATGCAATAGGTCAATCTATTAAAAATATAATATTAACTTTTAAAACAGAAAAAATATTTGATCCAACGTTTGGTGGAAATGGTTATGATTTATTGTTTGAATTATTGAGTACAGTAAGTAAGAATGCTGCAATAAGTACACTAACAGCTGAAATAAATAGACAAGAGCCAAGAGCAATAATAAGAACTATAAATATTGAGGATTCGGGTACTGGAGAATTAAATATTACCGTTACGTTCTCTCCAGTATTTGACGCAAATATAACAAGAACTCTTGGACTGCAGATAAATGTCACGGTTAATGGGGAACAATAATAAATGGCAAATCCAAAAATAAATATTGCTTCTTTAGATTTCGATTCAATTAAAACTTCTTTGAAAGACTATTTAAGCACAAAGAGTGAATTTGCTGGTTATGATTTTAATGGTTCCGCTTTTAATTCTCTGTTAGACGTGTTTGCGTACAATACTCTATATTATGCATTTTATTCTAATCTGATCGGTAATGAAGCTTTTCTTGATTCTGCCACTATAGAAACAAACATTGTATCTTTATTGAAGCCTTTAGGTTATGTTGTTCCCGGAAGAACAGCATCAAGACTGAAGATGAATGTGAAACCAACATCCACAACCACAAATATTATTCCTTATGAGGATGCTTTTATAGGTAAAGATTCTTCCGGAAATTCTTACAGATTCTATGCAATAGAAGGAATTACTTTAACAAGCTCAACAGATATTATTGTTTATGAAGCTAGTTCTGTGGTGAATAATATTGAAATTGATATAAACACCACATCACAAAAAGCATTTATAGGCAATCTTAATATTGACATAAACACAATACAAGTAAAAGTAAACGGTGAAACGTGGTCTAGATTTAATGCATCAGAGCAAGAACCAGGCCCAAATAGTAAAGTGTTTTTTATAGATCGAGCAAATACAGGATTTTATTTAATTTTTGGAAAACAAAGTTTAAACGATTACCAAAGTTCTTACGGAAAACTAATAGAAGATAATGATATAGTTACTGTTTCATATTTGGTTCCTTCTGGAGTGAAGGCAAACGGTATAGCTCCAGCAATCAATACCAAAATCACAGTAAACTCTAGTATTCTTTCAGCAAATGGTACCGACTCTGCTAATTTAGAACTTATTAAATTCTACGTGCCACAATTATTTGCTGCAAACAATAGAACAGTAACCAGTGATGATTATTATTCTACCTTATTATTATCTGGTATTTTGCCTGCTGGTATAGAAACAAAAGAAGAAATAAACGTATGGGGAGGAGATGACGCAGATCCTCCAGTTTATGGAAGATTGTTTGTTTCGTATGCTGACACCACTTTAACCGCATCTTCCAGCTCAATAAAAGACACACTATCGTTATTGAGTAATCAATCTGTATTAACAGTTTTGCCAGAATATGTTCAAGCACAAACGGTTACTGCTTATATGGGATTGACCGCATCCGGTGCTTCAACTTCCGAATGTGCAGAAATAGTGGATGATGTTCAAGCTTTTTACAACACAACAACTACATTTAATAAATCTATAAATTCTGCTGACATTAGATCTTTAATATTTACAAATTATTCTTCGGTCAGAAACGTGAATTTAAATTCACTATATCTGTCTTTTAGTGTGACCGGTTCTGATGGTTACAAAGGAGTATACTTCAAAAACGCATTAACCCCAGGAACTTCAACACTAGGAACTGCTGTAAAAACCAGCTCATTTACTTATAATGCAACCACTATAACTCTAGCAGATAAACCTAAAATCTATGGTTCTGATGGTATTGCGACTCAAGGTGACCTGGTTGCTTTGAACTCTGGTTTAGCTGAATTAACCGCATTTGGTGTGTTAGGAAATGTTGATTACACAAATGGTTACGTAACAATTTACGAAAATGTTATACCAACATCCACCACAATAAGTGTGCTGGGTTATCCTAGATATAAAGACACGGTTACCATAAAAAATGAATTACTGTTAAATGTTGTTGCAACCGTAACAAATTAAGGCATTTATGTTTCTGATATATTCAAACAGCATACCAAATAAAATATACGATATAAACACAAATATATCAGATTTTTCTGTGCCTCAACAAGATTTTGATGAAGCATTTCAACCAATTTCTGCTTTTTTCTCTGAAGTACAGGGTCTTTCAGCTTCTTGTCAATATCCGGTAGCTGTTAGAGATTTATTTCCGTATTGGTTGCGGGTAGAGAATGATGGTAATTCTGTCTTAATTTCTTTAACAGAATCTTATTATCAGTGGTTAGCTTGTAATTGTTCTGATATTGCCGATATTAGTTTTTTTAATCTGGAAAAATTATTAGATTTAGAAACAACACCAACAGAACTATTAACAAATTTAGCAAACACTTACGTGAATTCTTTACCTCCCGCATATATTAATGACGGAACAATCACATCAAACAATTTAAAAAAATTAATAGAAAATATAAAAATAAATTTATATTCCAAAAAAGGAACTGCGGCAAGTGTTAAATATTTTATTAGCACTGCTTTTGGAATAGACGTTAAAGAAATTTCTGTATCGTATCCTAAACGATACATGTTTAAACTGAATGGTGGTAATTACGATTGGATGCGAGACAATCTGGGAATCACCGGGCAATACTCAACAAATCTTAACAGTTTTTATCCACAATTAACTGGAAGTCGTTTAAACGTTTCTGTTTTACGAGACGGTGATCTCTGGCAAGAGTACTCATACGTTGTAAACGATACTGGTTTAACTTTAACCACCGATCTTTACACAAATATTGTAAAACCTGTAGTACACGCAACCGGAACAAAATACTTCGTTAATACCAGACCTGATATATTTAATAATTCATACGATTCTTTATCATTTATAACAGTATACGAAATACCAAAAATACAAAATTACACCGGATACACTTTAGGATCCACACAAACACTACCGTACACAGACGGATGTGTTTCTGGTTTGACTTCTGCTACCTACGTGTTTCCGTCTTGGGACGTAGAAATTTCTGCGTATCCTGGTATCTCGTTTGGTCGTATAAATATTAACGATTTCTTAACTTTACTGCCCTTACCTGGATACACTTTTCCAAATGAACTATTAACTTGCGATTCATAAAATAACCTAAATAAAAATATGCCAACACCTCCACCATTTAGTGACGGATTTCCGTTAAAAAACGATCCATATAGAAGTCGAGTAAATAGTCAAATATACGCTTCTAAAAATTATTATGGATTGGCCTTTAAAGCTGGATACCCTCTACAGGCTTCAGAATTAAATGAAATACAAGAAATTTTTTACACACAATCAACTTTAAGTACGGCTCTTCAGGGACAAGGATGGACCAGTGGAGCTCCTTGGACTGGAGTGACTCCATTTAGTCCGTCTATGATCAGCACAAGTGGCACAAGCACAATAACTGCGGTTGGAGCAACTGGCTGGTATTTTATCCAAAAACAAGAAATAAACGGTGGTATTGGTGTTTGGGTCTACAACGATGTACAACGCACTTTACTTTCTAGTTATAGTGGTGCTGCCGGAACAACCGGATATTACGGTTTTAATGTTAAACCTTCTGTGATTTACTGCACCACTTTAAACCCAGCAGGAGCCACTCAGGACCGTACTTTACAAGACTCCCATAATATGAATATCATAAACGGTCCTTGTGGTGCAGACCGTTTAAAGTTAGAAATTGTTGGAGTAGGATTTACGGGCGGTGCAACCGGCGCAACCGGAATTTGGTTTGCTCCACTGATTAATGCGGGTCTTTCTGGTAGTTCTGGCACTATACAATACGGCAACAACGTTTTAATTAAAATAACGGTATAATCTTATGGCATATCAAGCAATAACTCCACTAACCGGTACAGACACTTTTCAAACTTGGTTCAACACCACTAACACAGCAATTAGTGCGTTAAATGGAGTAACCACTCCAGCAAGCACCACAACAAACACGTTTACCGGACTTCAACAATTTATTGGCGGTATTAGTCTTGGTGCTGCTTGTGGTGTCACCTTTGGAAGTTCTGCACTTGCAGGTCTATTTACTGGATTTAATGTTTATAGTGCTCCAAATAAAGTTAAATTTCAAACTGGAAACATTCAAGTTGGTTCATCCGTTGATCTTGTAAATATTGGATTGGGTGCCGCTCAAAATCAAAATAACTGTTACTTTGGTCAAAATACCGGAACACAAGAACTTTTAGCAGAATTTAACACGTATATTGGTCCTAACAGTGGTTACTCGGACCAAAACGGAATTGGTAATGTTGGTGTTGGATTCAATAGTTTACTTAAAAATCTTGCTGGAGGAGCCAACACTGCTGTTGGTTCAGGAGCTTTACTTTCAGATACAGGTGCGGGCGGTAACAACGTGGCTTTAGGGTACACTGCAGGCAGTACCGCAGTTAATCCCAGCAATTCTATTTTTATTGGCGCAAACAGTGCTTCTAAAGACGCTGCTGGTTACGACTACGAGATAGTTATAGGAGCTGATGCCACTGGTTTGGGAAGTAACACATTAGTTTTAGGTAGTTCGTCAACAATTACTGGAACCAGAATAGCTGGTGTGATCTCAACCGCTCAAACTGCCACCACGTTATCTTCAAGCGCAACTATAACACCAACACTACCAATCCATTTTGTGTCTGGAACTACCACAATCAGCACCATTACTGCTCCATTTCCAATATCCACAACCGGAGGACAGATCACACTAATACCAACCGGACTATGGTCAACTAATACTGCTGGTAATATTGCATTGGCTACCACCGCAGTGGTAAATAAAGCACTTACAATGACGTACAATTCAGGCACATCGAAGTGGTATCCATCATATTAAAATTATAAAATTTTATTTTACACCCATATAAATAAAGGTGTAAGGAGTTTATATCATGGGTTGTGGTTGTAATAAAAATAAACAAAATCCTGTATTTAAACCAGAAACTGCTCCTACTGAAATTAAAAATATACTAACCAGTAGATTAGGTATGGTGGCAAGTTTTGCAAAAGCTATAGCCTCCCGGGGACTATCCAATAAAAAGGTGGAAAAACCAATAAAACAACTTCGTGTTCTCAGTTGTTTTGGTAATCAAGAATATAATGGTTCTCTTCCTCCGTGTCAACACTTAAAACCCAGTGAAACACCAGGAAAGTTTTTTTGTGGTGGTTGTGGGTGTGGAGACAAACCAAAAACTTGGTTGATGGGTACCGGTGAAGAGTACTCTAAACTAGATTATCCATCTTTAACTTGTCCGTTAAAAATGCCGGGATTTAGTAATTATGAACCAAGTAGTCCAGACGAACAAACCGAACCTATTACTAGAAAATTTTACATTGAAAATGTTAATTACCCAGAAATTAGTAAGATTAATGTGACAAATCCGGAAGTTCCAAACACACTTGAGTGATATTTAAATTTAAATTGCCATAAATACTGTTGAGAACAATTATGGCAGTACCAAATTCCAGAGAATCCTTAATACAATACAGTCTTCGATTGCTGGGTGCACCAGTGATCGATATCAATGTCGATTGGCAACAGTGCGAAGACCGTCTAGACGATGCTTTAGAGTACTTCACTGAACGCCATTTTGATGGTGTGGAAAAAGTATTTTTTAAATACCAAATCACCCAACAAGACATTGACAACAAGTATATTTCCACCGACAATATAGGTCCTCCAAACGGTGTTGACGGTCCTACCGGTAAACAAATTGTTTCCGTAGTAAAAGTATTACAGTTTGGTGCTTTCAGTAATATCAACATGTTTGATATCAGATATCAACTAGCACTAACCGATTATTTTGGTATCAATAGAAATTTAAGTGGTGTTTACTCTATGGGTCTTGCTTCTTACGATTCCACAAAAAGATACATCAAACTAATCGAAGACTTGTTTCAACCAGAAAAAGCTGTTGTGTTTAGTAAAGTTACCAATAAATTATACTTAAACACCGACTGGGCAAAAGAAATGACGGCTGGTGATTATCTGGTGATACAAGCTTATGCTGCTTTAGATCCAGAACAGTACACAGAAATATTTAATGATCGTTACCTGAAACGATACGTGACTGCTTTAATCAAACGCCAATGGGGATCAAACATGTCTAAGTTTGATGGTGTTGCACTCCCTGGTGGCGTGGTTATGCGTGGTGGTCAAATATACGCAGAAGCCGTACAAGAAATTGCTCAAATTGAACAAGACGTGCTACGCAGTTACGAACTACCAGTCGATTTCATGACGGGCTAATATGGCAATCAACCCATACTTTAAAGATTATTCTGGTGAACAAGATCTTGCAGAAGATCTAACTATTGAAATAATTAAAGCGATGGGGCGGGATGCGTATTACATTCCCAGAAATATTGTTAAATTGGATAAAATATTTGGTGAAGGAAATCAAGTAAATTATAAAGATACTGTTCCAATCGAAATGTATATTGATTCTGTTTCTGGAT